GTATAACTTATTGTCTCTCTATTAAGAATAATAGATCCAGAACCAGGATATGCATCAGTAGAGTCAACATATATGTTTCCATCATCAGCAGTGACACTCTTGACTAATCCAGTTAGATAGATTGCAGTTGAGTTAAATGCCTGTCTTGCTCTTGTCTTACGTTTTAATTGTACTAATTTTGTAAAGATAACATTAGGAGCTGAAGTGTATCCTGTGCCTGTTTCGGTAATAGTAATACCTGTAATAACACCTTGATCAATCGTTGCTTCTGCCTTTGCACCGATACCTCCACCACCAGTGATAAGAATATAAGGAGGTTCTTGATAAAACTCACCTGGATTTACAATATTGATATTTGTGACTTTTCCTAAGATGTCTATTTCAGCAGCACCCTGTGCACCTTGTCCACCACCACCTTCAAAGATAAGTGTTGGGGGAGTAGCATAGTTTCTACCTGCATTTAGTAGTGATAAACCTGTGACTGTTTGAACTATAGGACTACCTGTAGCACCAGTTCCTTGACCACCTAGTATTCTTGCTTTTGCAGGACCGAAATAATTATCTCCAAATTTTGTCATCTTGATATAATCAATTTGACCAGGATTAGTTGTACTTAAGATAACATCACCTTCAGCTCCTTCTGGAAAATCAATTGCTAATGGAGGAAGTGAATCACCTTCAAATATGGGTGCACCATAATATTTTGGACCTATAGCATATGGATACTGAGGAGCACCTGTAGAATCCTCAGTCATATAATATGCATAAGTTCCATTAGGATATTCTGGTGTTGTAGAAAATCTACCATTGTATTCATCTAAAGTTCCTACAACTGCTAGATATTTCCAATTACTTACAGTACCACTTGTATGTGTAGGTGCACTACCACCCGAACTTATTGATGTAGTTGCTTCGTAGATATATCCTGCGTTTCTTACAGTGTTATATTGAACATAACTTGATGTGCTTGACCATGCATCAGACTGGTCGAAGATATAATCATTAACAAGATCTCCTAATTTATAACCTCTATTAACTAATCTTAATCCTGCTCCTGCTTGAACATAAGCAAAGAGATATAAAATACCTGGTGCATCTACAGGAACTGTAAAACGAAGTTCTCTTTGTGTTGTAGCACCATTAAATAAACTTACCCAAGTTTGATATGGTCTCTGTACACCATCAATCCAATACTCTACACCTTGACCAGTATAAAGATAATTTGTATCTCCAACTAAACCTGCATGCCATCCATCATCTGTGGTAGATATAAAAATATGATTGGATGGAGTATTTGAAGAATCTAATTGATTAAAGATATATGTTTTTCCTCTATCTAAAGTTAAAAATGTAGCAGATGCTCCGTCAAATAAAAATTTATTATTAGACATTGTCACATTATATGTGACACTACCAGCTGTAGTGACTAATGGTCTAGCACCTTGTAATTCTGGAACAGTTCTAAGTCTATAACCTGATTTTTCTCTTGCAATAGTATTACCAATCTTTCCATAAGGTCCGTAGATAGGATAACCATCAAATGACATACCTAAGATTCTAGAATGTCCATTTGCATATCTTGAGTAATCTAATGTTCCTGCAGCAGCAGTTCCAAAGAAACCCTCGACATAATAGTTGTTCATATTTACTTCATCTTCTTCCTCAGCAGAGGTATCAAGAATCATATAACCTTCATCACCTGCATATCCAGACATATATCTGTGATTAGCACAATAATAATATATTTTGTTAGTCTCATCCGCATTCATTATGAATATCGGTTGGAATGAATTTTCATAATCTGCAGCGTACGCACTAGAAGAACCTGTGCTATTGTAATATAAAGTACCACCATTCAATGTGCCATCTGCAGTCGTAGAGAATCTCATGGGATGTGCACCAGAACCATGATCATGCTGATTCGACATATCAGACTGATCCCATATAATTACATAATTCTTTTGTACTTTAATATTTTCTGGAGCGAAGTAATATACACCTGGTGTAAACGCACCAAACTCATGTGCCTCTGCACCAAAATCAATATAGAAAATACCATTTGGGAATGTTATAGGTGCACCATTTATTTTAAATGAGAATCCATTTGATCCTAGACATAGATCGTCTTGTGAAAATGCATCACCTGTAAGACTTCTTAGATATATCCTAGTTACAACATTCTGATCATTTTTAACTATCTTTGAAATTATACCTCTACCTGTGCCACTAACTTCATCAACAATTCTACCAACTTCTACTTGTCCTAATGTTTCATCTACATTAGTGACATTGAACATCACATTATCAAATTCTACCTTAACTTTCCATGTGAATAATTCTTGATTACCCCACTCAAATACACCATTAGCATCATCAAACTCATCTACAGTTTTACTTGACTGATAATAATGAACGTTGTTATCTAATATAGTATCATTTGCACTGGTATTTTTTACATAATCATACTTAACTGTATCAATACCAAAGTTTATAGGTGCACCACCTGCTTGTCCCCATTCTGGTGTATGTAAAAGACCACCATTTGCTAATATACCTAGTGCTTTATTTTTTTGAAACTCTCTAGTACCAGGATTTGGAACATCTTTACCGCCTCTAAAAATAAAGGTTTGATTGAAATTTCTATCTACAATATCTCCTGAACCGCCAGGTTGCCTTTCATTGGCATAAACTTGTGATGGCTTAGGATGATTGTCTGATACTATGGTCAGTCTATCTGTTAATCTAGCAGGAGTTCCTGTAGTACCAAAAACTGCAGTGGTAGAACTATTTGGATGAGACTGAAATATTCTTGTAAAATTAAAAGAATTTACAACATTAGGAGTCTCTTGTTCAGGAATAATTTGTAATCTTAAAGGATCATATCCCAAACCTCTGTCAAGAACACGAACATGAATAATCTGTCCTGAGTCTTCATCTATTATTGGATATAGTATTGCTTCTCGTGTTGGAGTTCCACAACCAGTCACAGTGAGTCGTGGTGGGTCTGCCTGTGTATATCCAGATCCACCATTTACAACTCTTACCGCACGTACACCAAATACCTCGTCAAAAATAGGTTCAATGTCGGCACCAGTACCAGGAACAGTTCTTGGCATTATTGTACAACGTTAATAGTTCCTTGCATCGCAGCATGGAGGGTACACTGATAATACAGCGTTGCAGGAGCGTCGAAAGGAACAGTCCAATATAATACAGTAGTTCCACTACCAGATTGACCTGCAGTGTATGGAGTTCCAGTCAATCCTTGAGATGACTGAATTCTAAATGGGTGTCCACCACCTTCAACACTATTATCAAATGCATAAGTAAAACCTCTATGTACATATAGAGTTGGGTCGCGAACTTCACCATCAAGTCCTGGTCCAGATATTAAGAAATCAGTACTTGCATCTTCTACAGGTGCACCTATTTCATACCAAATAATAGGACTTCTTGTGACTACCCATGAAGTTCCGTTATAGAATAACGAATCACCTTGGGTAATTCCTGAAGTGTTAGTATCAGTCAAAGCAGCTAGTGTGGTAGTTAAAGTACCAGAGAAGTTGACTGTAAGTGTATCTCCTACGACTGCAGTGGTAATATTTGTACCACCTGCAATGGTTAATGTATCGGTAGCAGAGTTTGCGGTTGTACTACCTGAATCACCTGTGAATGTTTGAAATAAGTTAACAGAACTAACACCTGCGTTATCATCAGCAGGAACCCAGTTAGTTCCATTCCATTTTAGAGTTTGGTTTAAGTTTGGTGCAGTGGTTGTGACATCAACGTTTGCAAGAGCATCTATACTCGAATATTCTGTTAAAAGTTTTGCTCTTGTATCTCCTACACCACCTGCAGTTATATTAATGTTTACGTATGGATTATCGTCACCATCTACTGTGAAAAAATATCCTCCATATGATGCTGCAGCAGGAGCAGCAGCAAGAGAGGCATATTCGTTTTTATATTTTACTGTCGTCGGAAAGTTAATAGATCCATCAGTGCCAGAGAAAGTGCTAGTAATGGAACCAACACCCAAAGTAAAATCACCAGTTCCGTTGGGAGCGATGTTAATATTTCCATTAGACGAGGAGATGATAGAGTTTCCATTGACATCTAGGGCAGCTGTAAGGTTTGTATAATCCGAAGGAAGGAATGTAGAACCATTATAACGTAAAACTTGTCCTGCAGCAGGGTTTGTGACACTAACTGTAAGAGTTGAACCATTACCCAATGCAGAGTAAATTTCATCAAAGTTATCGTTTATCTTGTCACCACCAGCTCTCAGGGTATCCCCTGTGTTATCATTTGCTACTGTACCAAGACCTAGTGCTTGTTTTGCCATCTTCCTCTAAGATTTTTGCTATTAGTTATTTATGTGATTATCTCAGGGTCTACTACTTCTTCACCATATTGACTTAAATCTGGTGCAGTCCAGTCATCTGGAACAACAGTTTCCACTGCGATATCAGGATTTTGGTATCCAGAACCTTGATTACTCATTGTCACTCCACCAACACCAACCAATGCTCTAATATTACCTTCAAAACCAGAGATAGAGTCAACACGAACTGTAGGTCTAGAAGTATATCCAGAACCACCACCAGTGACTTGAACATTATCAATGAATCCAGTTGTTAATGCAGCAGTTGCGGTCGCATCTTGACCAAATACAGATCCAAGATAATCAAATGTGATTAGTGAGTTAGAAGATTCAATAACAGCAACTGTTCTGTCTTCAGTCTCACCCTGTATTCTGATATTATCACCAGGTTCTACAGGAGGTACAATCTCAGCAGCGTCTACGTCTGCTTCAGAACCAACGTATGAGAACGCAACAAATGTAGATCCTACACGAGGTATCTCTGAGAAGATGATTCTTGAACCAACAATCTCAAATCCAATGCCAGGTTCCTGTATAACACCATTCAATGAACAGATGATATTGTTCTCAGGTCTAATTGATGATGATTGTACACCATCAGTCAATGTCAATGAGTAGAATACATCATTACGTTTCAAGTTGAATGACTGACGTAATGAATCAAACTCGAATGATATATCATCTAACTGTCTAAGTTTACCAACATAGAATCCTGTAAATGATGCTCCTAAATCAGGTGCCTCAGTAAACTGAATCTGGTTAGAGAACGCAGTGTATGCGTTTGTAGCACCTGGTGGTTGTAGAATACCATTAATGAATATTAGTAGATGTCCTGCAGGATCTGGTAGATAACTTGTACCATTATTCTGAGATAGATTAAAGGTTGTTTGTACACCATCAAATCCTTTGAATGATCTCTTAACACGTGCCTTAAGATCACCCTTAGCAGAAACTGCTGCCTTATAATTATCAATACTCTTGATAGCATCATTAACATCAAATGTTCCTACAACATCACTTAAGTATGCTCTCTTAAGAGTACCAACAGTCTTAATATCTTGAACTGTTGCTGTTGCTTGCCCTGCAGTTACCACCTTAGTTGTTATAGTTGCATAACCTTGTGGGAAACTTTGTACACCATAATCACCAATAGCATCACCGTTAGTTAATGTTCCTTGGAACTCTTGTGCGTAGATATAATTATTTGCAATATCTACACCAGTAATTATTGCATAAGTATTCAAATCTTGAACACCAGATACAATCTTATAAAGTCTATTTCCGACTGTAAATGTTGCAAGGTTGGATATAATACTAATACCAAATCTTATATTTCCAGTAGATGCGATCTTAGCACCAACCTTAAGTTCTAAACCATCATACTTAATAACATCAAGGAATTCTCTAGAACTCTCAGGATAAACAACAGAGTTAACTTCAAACGATCCTGTTAGTGTTGCAGTATCAACAGTCAACGTACCACCAGTATTATCTGTCACGGCAGCTTCATTCTTCAAGAATGATCCTGCAGGTTGTGCAGTATTTCCAGATGTATAACCTTTGAACGGTATATTATCGGTAAATGTACCTAGTAAATCAATAACATGTATGCGATTTTCGATTGCACTTATCTGAGCAGTTGTAGAGTTATTTGCACCAACAACATTATCAGTAATTGCCCAAGGACCTGCAGTTACCTTAACATCAAGATACTTATAGTTTTCATCCTCGAAGAATCCGTAAACAACACCAGTGACAGAAGCATTACCTTGTTTCTGTACAGTCTCATTCATAGTATAAGGACCATCTGTTATATCACCGTCAATTCTAAATCTTTGATATACCTGAACAACTTTACCTGAGTTTTCTGATATAGATTCAATTTCACCATACACATTACTCAATAAACCATATGCATAATCAGCATTGTTTATTCCACCACCTAAACCAACAGGAAGACTTCTTACACCATATGTCTTAGTAGGAACTGTAATACCATTCTGAGATGTAATCTGAGTATAGTATGTGCCAGTCTTAATCTGATTTCTAATAATATCAATGTTAGATCTTATAATTCTACTCATTGACTTCACATTATAATTCGCAGCTTCAGTTGAATCATAGAATGAATAGAATCCTGCGTTTGGAGAAGGTGAAGTTAAAGTATTATCAAGTGCTTGCTGCATATATGTTTGAAGTGCATTCAATGCATATTGTTTGATGTTATACTCATCGTCAGAGAAGAATAATGTACCATCTCCAGAAAGATATGGATCAAGTGCACCCTTAGTAAGTTTAACACCCCAAACGTAAATACCGTCTGTACCATTACCTGCGTATGACTGAGCACCACTAGCATTATTGATAATAATCTTATTCTGTAAGGTTGAGAAACCAAAGGAGAATGTAGTTGTAATAAATGCTCTATACCAACCATTACCAAGAGGAACTACACCAGCTGCCTCATTAACCATACCACCTTGAGGTGTAAATACAGAACCAATAGTTCCTGTGGTCAAGTTAAGATCAAAGAAGATTCTTTGTACAGCAGATGTTCCCTCATCAAGTGACATTTGGAAACGAACTGATGTATATCCACCTGCCTTAATAAATGCTGAGAATGTAAATGTCTGAGATGCAGTTAATGTGACAGCACCTTCGTCAAATCTCTGATTAGTTGCGTCAAACTTAATTGAACCATCATCAAATGTATCAAACGCATTAAGGTTGAAATCTCTATTAAGTGTATGAAGTGCATTATTAGTGCTTGGTACAATTTTCTCAGATGTGATTGTAAGATCAGGAGCAGCAATTACATTGTTTTGAACAGTTGCTTCTGTTGTAGTCCAATCAGTTGCTATTGCTTCTGGATTACTGAATAAGTTTACACCTGCAACCTGACCAGTAATATTAGATGTTAAAGTTCTAGCATGTGCAATAGTTTGTACGTTTGTTGGTTTGTTATACCAATCATATCCAGAACCAACTGCATTAACTACAGCAACTACTTTACTTGTTCTACCAACAAGAGTATTACCATTTGCCCATGTTGTTCCAACAAAAGGTCCTACAACTAAGAAAGTTGTATCTTCATCCCATTCTAATACTTCTGCATATGCACCATTACTTGAATGAACTACTTCACCAACTGTGAAATTACCTATAACACTTGTGAGTGTTATCTCGTACGCAGTTGACTTATCTGTAAGATCAGTTGCAATGATATCATGTACTAAATCATCTGTAATATTTGTAATAAAGTCATCATATACCCATGAACCTGAACCAAACTGTGCATTTACTTGGTTTGTAATCTCTTCTTTATAGTAGTTGTAGTTAAAGAGAATATGTTTAGCAGCACTTCTACCTGTAAGTTTAGCAGGTCCTAAGAAGTCAACTGCTATTTGAACCAATTCTTTAAATCTAGTAATTACAGTAGCAATATTGGTTGGTGATTCTGTATCTCTATATGCAGTCTCATCAGTTTTTAGTGCAGCATAATCAGGTAGAGTAAATCCACTATTGAAATCATATAATCTATTATTCAATGCAAATTCACCTATTACTCCAATCTGTTCTATAGAGAATATAAATGCTCCTAATTCTTCTTCTACATCTATTATTTGTTTATTAGCATCTATGAAAGTTTCCATAGCCTGTATAGTACTATTAGTACCACCAGTTTGTAAGTCAGATATCATTCCCTGAATAATATCAACTAAATTATTTTGACGTACAACTTCAGTATTACCAGTACCAGGATATGAAAATGCTTGATACTGAATAGTGTTTAATGTATAATTAAATTCATCTGTTGTAAGACCAGTTGCTTCTTCAGCAATGTATTGTCTGTTAAAGTATAATCTATCTCCACCAATAGCGAAATCGTTATTGGTAGGTGCAATCATGTTATTGATCGTCGTGATAAGATTGTCAACCTCAGTCTTAACACCATCAAAATAAGTAGAAACATTATTACCGACAGTATCCCAATCGCCTGTAATAATATCATCTGTGTTGTCATAGGTTAAATCTCCTGTAATTGCTTCTTTAATGTAAACTGCAAGACGATCATGTGAATAAATTGTTTGAATAACTTGTAAACGGATACGTCTTACTTCATTATTATTTCCAAGATAGAATCCTGCTGCCTCTACAGTTTGTGCATTACCACCGTTCTCAATATCATCTGCGATTGCTGAAACAAGTGCTTGTAAATCAGTCTTGCGACGTAATGTTCCTTCAGTAGATAAACCATTATTATTTCCTGGTAAATCTAATGCAAGATCAGGATAACGTTGTAGCATATCATATGCTGTCTTGTCAACAATAACACTAGCATTTTGACGAATTAGATATGCAGCATCTCTAAATCTATACTGACCATCTACATCAATCTGATTTGTGTATATAATATCATTTGCACCATCATGATATGATACTGGGAATGGTGTTTCTTTGAATCCATTAACTCTACCACCAATAAATTCAGCAGCAGGACTTACTGAAGTGACTGTAGCAAGGTGATCTGTTGGAGATGCTGCTATGGCATTAGTTAATGAGTCAGTTAATATTGTGATTAAGTTATTTTGAGTTGTAATAACATCAGAACAATCTGATAATGAGTAGAATACTTTAGTGACAGCATTTGCATCTGCTGCAGTAAATGTATGTGCATACTGATCTTCAGCATCTGATACTCCAACATTTATTGTAAATGTATTTGTATCATGTGCTGTTAGTGGTAGAACTTGTGCAGATGCAGGGTCAGTAGATCTTGGATAAGTGTGAGTTGTAGTATTATTATCTTTAGTACATGTGAATGATAATGAGTTGTCTGAGATAATTACAGAATCTCCTGCAACGTCGATTCCATTGCTTGTAGCAGAGACGAACGTATGTGTGTAATTACCACCTGTGGATACACCATTAGCAAGTCCAGATACAAACTTATGTGTATAATTACCACCAGTTTGAACAAGTGCTCTTTGAACTCCATTACTTGATGCAGATACAAATGTATGTGAGTAATTACCACCTGTTGTAATTGCGTCAGCAGTAGCAGAAACAAATATATGATTAGATGTATTTGTAGAAGGTGTGCTTGCTAAAGTCTGAACAGTAATTGTGTCATCAGTGACATCAGTGATTGTGACTGCAGTGTTATAGTTAGGATCAGTAGTTCTAGGATATGAATGGTCTGTAGCATAATCATCTTGAGCACATCTGAATGTTATTGAGTTTGTAGCAATCTTAACTGCAGTTCCTCTTCTTAAATTATGACGACCTATTGTAAGTGTCATGAATCCAGTTGTAGGATTATAATCAGCATGTGTAGGTGTGAACTTTCTTAATGGAGATTTACCAACGTTGATACTTAGTTTGTTATAATCAACATTGAATACTTCCATCCACTTACCACTGATAGGATCAGTAGAACGAGGATATGCTTTATTAGAACTATTACCATCCATTGAGCAACTAAATGTCACTGCACCATCTGCCAATTTAATTCTTTCGTACTCTTTAATTTGATGTCCATGCTGTACAGCATTAGTCGATGCAGAAACAAATGTATGAGCAGATAGATCTGATATTGGAGTTCCGTCTCCATTTACATTGACTGTAATTGTAGTTGCAGTTTCATCAGTGACTGTTAGATCATAATTATACGCATAGTCATTACTACTTGCTCTTGGATATGTCTTCTGAGCAGTATTACCATCTAATGTGCATGTAAATGTAATTGAGTTAGGTTGAATTCTGACTGTATCACCAACTTTTAAAGTATGTGATCCAATAGTCAATACCATATCACCTGTAGTAGGATTGTAAGTAGCGTTAGTTGGAGTAAAGTTAGTGGTTGGAAATGTCAATTCCATGACACCAGTTGTTGCATCATAAGTTGCACCATTAGGTGTGTACTGATGACTTACAACTCCAGATAATGTATGAGTTGTTGTGTTGGAAGGTGTGTATCCATTAAGGACATTTATAGTGACAGAATTACTTGTAACAGCATCAATAGGAATTGCCTCAGCGACTGCAGGATCACCTTCTATAATTCCACCCTTAGTAGCAGATACAAATGTGTGAGTTGTTGTATTTGTAGAAGGAATCTTATCAAGAACTTGAACTGTAAATGTGGTTGTAGTTGGAATAGTTTCTACAAATAACCATCTATTACTTGCATAATCTGTAGATCTTGGATATGGGTGAAGTGTAGCATTATCATCTTCATTACATGTAAATGTGAGAGATAGATCTTGGAACATAATTGGAGTTCCTACTCTAAATCCATGAGCAGCAGCAGTTGTGACTGTCATTATGCCAGTTACAGGATTGTAAGATGTACCAGTTGTAGCAGTATGTCTATCTTGTTCAGATCTAGGATATAAATGTTCTGTAGCATTACTATCTTGTGTACATGTAAAGACTAGAGAATTAGGTGCTAACTTAATAGTTGAGTTTGCTTTACTTACACCACCAGATGTTGCACTTACAAATGTATGAGCAGTGACGTTAGTAGAAGGAATATTATCTAAAACCTGTACATCAAATGTGTCTGTTGTGACGTTGAAAATAGGAATCCACTTATTACTTACAGCGTCAGTAGATCTTGGGTAGTCATGGTTTGAAGCATTACCATCTTGTGCACAAGTAAATCTTAATGAGTTATCTGCAATCTTAACTTTCTCACCATTAGAGAAGTTATGACCTGCAATAGTCAATGTCATGATACCTGTTGAAGGCACATAAACTGCATTTGTGACTGTATGAGTTGTTGGAGCTGGAAGACTATGATTTCCAATAGTTAACACAAGTGCACCTGTGGTAGCATTATATGATCCTTGTCCAGTAGGTATATAAGCAACTGTTGGTGATTTACCAATATTAACTGTGATTGTATTGTTTCTCTTAACAATACTATGCTCAAGAGCAGATACAAATGTATGAACATATTGATCTGCAACAGCACCAATACCTACATTAACTTTTATTGTATTATCTGTTTTTTCTTCAATTCTTAACCATCTTTGTGCAGCAGGATCAGTCGCTCTAGGATAAGAGTGAGTAGTCTTATTACCATCTTTAGTGCATGCAAATGTTAGAGAATTTAATTCAATTCTAATCTCATCATCTGTTGTCAATCCATGATTAGCAATGGTGATGATCATGTCACCTGTTGTTGCGTCATAAATTGCATTTGTTGCAGTTAAAGTTGTACCGTTAGTCCAGATTGGAAGTGATGTATTATATCCAGGATCATCAGTTCTTGGATAAGAGTGTATAGTTTTAAAGTTATCTTGTGAACATGTAAATGATACTGCATCTTTGGAAAGTCTGAGTGTTTCTCCAGAACGAACCATAGAGTTAGGTAGTGCATACTGGAATGTATGAGTTGTAGTATTACTTGAAACACCTACGTTTACATCAAATGTATTTGTAGTGACATTGCTTATTGCTAACCACTTGTTGTAGTAAGGATCTGTAAGTCTAGGATATGGGTGATCTGTAGCATTACTATCTTGTGCACAAGTAAAGACTAATGAATATGGATCAAACATTACTCTATCACCAACATAGAATCCATGATTAGCAATAGTAATTGTCATTGCTCCTGTTGATGGATTATAAGCAGCTCCTTCTGGGGTGTATTTCCAAGCAGTTCTTAAATCATTATCACCAATATCCATAGTCATGAATCCAGTCTGACCATTGTAAGTAGCATCAAGAACTGTGTAATTTACAGTTGGTGATTTACCAACATTGATGCTAAAGTTATTAGCATCAACTCTGGTGACTTCCATCCAACCCTGTGCAGCTGGATCATCAGGACGAGGATAAGATTGTGATACTGTATTACCATCTGATGTACATGTCATGGTAATAGAGTTTGGTTTCAACTTAATTCTATCACCAGTCTGAAGATTATGACCATTAGATGTAATTCCTAAAACACCAGTGGTAGCAGTGTATGTTGCATTACTTGCAGTTATTTCACGAGGTGAAAGTAATCCATGATTGTTGCTAGTAAGAACCATATCACCAGTAGCAGGATTATATGTTGCACCTGTAGGAGTAAAGTTAACAGCAGATGGGTAATCAGAATCTTTTAGAGTTCCATCATATATCTGTGTAAATGAATGACTTGTATCTTGAATATCCCAAGGAACGTTATTAATAACAAACTTAGATATTTTCTCTACAATTTCAGTTGCATATATCTCTTGTGGAACATCACCTTCTATAGTTCCAGTTTGTATAGAAACTGGATTTGTTGTTCTGTTAACAAAAGATGCTGCTGTATTCCAAATATGACTATTACTACCATTACGAAGATCATCTACTAATGCTTGTATAAGTGTTTCAAGTCTTGCTAATTGAACACCATCTCCACCTTTAACAGTATGTGCAGGGAATACCTGCTTCATAATATAAAGTGTTTCTGCTTTTATAAGTTCTTTGTTTATTAGAATATGATCTGCAGCGTTCAAGTATCTGTGTGTTCTACCAACGAATCCAGCTGGTGCACCAGTTGTACGAGATGTTGCTAATATAGAATCATTATTAAATTCATCTCCAATAGCAGGAGTGACAAATCCAGACCAATCTTCTGTATATGTTTGACCGTTAGATCCATCAAAGTGAACTAATAATTTAGCATTTGTATCACCTTGGAAGATACCTGTAGGTGAAGTAAATGCTGAACTATAACGATTATTATTAGATACCCTTAATTCATCAATATATCCTGTAAATCCATTAGCACCATTATAATCCATACCAACTCTAATTGGTTTAGTAGCAAAATTACTACTATCAGTTCCAGTTCCTACCTCAACACCATTTAACCAAATCTTAGTG